ACGGGAACGTCATGGATCAACTCCTCTTGTGCGCTATTTTCTACATCATACAATCTCATCTTAGCTCTATCAACACCCACTACAAACCTTTTGTTGGCTACAGGATCATTAAATCGATTCTTCAATTGCTTAATCATAATCTGATTTAAACCCTCTAGCTCTTCAGAAGATACTAAAGCCAACATTAAGTCTACAGTAGCAGGTAGGCCGAAAGACTCTGAAGTGTCTTCAAGCCCTGGATCTGAGTTGCTAAATCCAGATCTAGTAGTTTGAGTGGCTGTTACAATTGGGATATTCTTCTCAACTGCTAACCCACGTATTTCTTCCGCAATAGACTTGATATAGGTGTAGCTATTAACATTGGCTCCATATTTCAGTCTCATAGAGGAACAGATATTTAGATAATCGATATAAACAATATCTGGCACGAAGTTTCTTTTCAAACGAAGTTCGTTCATAAGATGTCGAAAATGACCAGCGCCAGCAGTAGCGGTAGGATACTCTTTAATAATCAATCTACCTTCAGTCTTATCACGAATACGTTCTACTTTTTTAACATAAGAAGTTTTAGGTAGATTTTCTAAATCTTTCAAAGACACATCTAATAGATTAGCATCGATACGTTCGGCAATCCTTTCTTCTGCCATTTCTAATGTTATGTAGAGTACCCTCTTATTGTCCATCAGATTGCTTGCCGCAAAGTGACACATGGCCAACGATTTACCTACGCCAGTACCTGCAAGAATACACGATAGAGTCTTCTGTGGTAAACCCCCTTTCGTAATGAGATTAAGATATTCTAAATCAAACGGTACTCGGTTCTCTGTCTTATGATAGAAGTCGTATCGTTCTGAAAAGTCTTCAATCCAATCATGTCCGATATGATTATCAAAACTAACTGATAAAGCTTTAGACAATATCTCTGGGATAGCGCCTGTAGTCTTATCTTTATCTTTGCCATCGATAATCTGAATAGATTCCATAATAGCATTATACACAGATTTTTCTTGACAAAACTTTTCTGTTTTCTCAAGTAACCAAACATTATCTATTTCGTTATCATTCAGATTATCAATGTATTCGATCACATTATCAAACACATCTTCTTGATTTTTCCACACAGATTGATTAATAGTGATGCTTAATATTTCTGTAGTGGGTAGAGTGTTGTAATCATTCAGATGGTTCTGAATAGTAGTATACAAGATCCTTTCTGTTTCTTCATGGAAATATTCTTCTTTTAGGAAGGGAATGGCTTTCCTACAATAATCATCATTGTGAAGTAGTTGACTCAAGATCGTTGTTTCTAACCGCATTTTCATTCCCATTTAAAGTGTTAATGATGATATTAACTAGTAGATCGCCGATATGTTTATTGAACTCTTCATCATCTTCTTCTAGTTCATGTGGATTCTCAATGAAATTAAATTTAAACTTTAGCGTAGCAGTATCATCATCGCCTACTTCTTTAAGATCTATTGTATCGTATTTAAGTATTGTAGCATAGTATTTCTCGTCTGTCAAGCGAATTGGTATGGTTGAAGCTTCTTCATACAATTCATCTACGAATTCATACATATCGGTAAACTCGGCAAAACTTTCTAAATCAATCTTCGACATTTACCAACTCCTCTACTTCTTCTACTTCGTTGGAGTGGCCACCATACTTATACTCAACTCCAGCAGCAATATCTAGCCGATGCATGATATCCTCAGTATAGAACCTTTCTGGGTCGTTATTGATAGCTTTACCAAAATGTTTCGAACCATCAGGCATCTCATATCGGGTTGATACCTTCTTAATGATTTCATACTTCTCAGCTAAATCAAGTAGACCATAATACCGATCAAGACCTGTATCATAAGATAGTCGTACTTCAACAATCTTCTTTTCTTTAGTGAACCTAGACTTTTCAGCAACTACTTTAATAAGATTGCCTTCGTCCTTTCCAACATCCTTATCAATTTTCTTTGATAACATTAAAATGGTAGAAGCGGTGTATTTTAGTCCAGAACCACCAGACATCTCTTTAGTAGGATACAATCCCATTGAAGCATAAGTGTGATTGGTAATAATCATAGGCACTTTAGCACGGGCAAGTTTTAGCCCTAGAACACGGAATGTGCCTTTGATAATCTGGGCCCTAGTCATATCTTTAGTTTCTAAACCCTGGGCTGTATCATCTACTTCTTTTGTAGTAGATAGTTGACCCAACGAATCTAACACCATCATCATAGGAGGCGCGTCTGTCTTATGCTCGATATACCTATTAAGAGCCTGTAGTGTTAGGTGTCGGAATTGTTGTACAGTTTCTGGTTCTGAGACGACCAGTCTATTAATATCAATACCACGGCTAGTCATCATTTCTTGAGTCACGGCGGCTTCTGTATCATAATACATTACGCCAGACTCCTTATCTTTGTTTAAGAAATTACCAACCATTCCTAAAGCAAAGAAAGTTTTCCCAGTAGCTTGGTCTCCCGCAAGTGCTGTAATTTTGTTATTAGGAATACCGCCGTACAAACTGCCGCTGACAAGAGCATTAAGAACGTAAGAGCCAGTATCAAGCCAGCCAGTAAACTCAGCGGAATTACCACCCTCAGAAAGAAGATGCGTATTGTCATCATTGAGTGCCTTCACCATATTTTTAAAATAATTATCCAATATCTTTACCCTCTTTTAAGATTATATAAGTTTTCTGATTCGATTTGTGTAAGTAGTAGAATGGTAAATTAGGACCCCATGGAGTTTTCAATGGATCCCATCCAGTTATCTCAATTAACCTTTCTAATTCCAACTCATTATTATCGCACAAAGGACGTAAGAAGTCAACAAAAATCTTCACCCATGGGTCATCAGATTTAACGTAGGTGACGATTGGTGCTTTCATTCGAAGAACGATCCGTCTAAGATTGCTTCTACCTTTTCCATTTGTTTTTCAATGATAGGACCACGGTTTGGCCAATCCACATAACGTTGATTTTGTGTACGATACAAACTACCCAACAAAGGCATAACAATCTTAGCCATCTCATTTACCTTTTTATTGGCTACAGAATCTGCTAATTGCTTCCTCTCTTCTACAATATTTTCATTATCATATATCAAACTAAGTAATGTATCGATCTTTTTTTCTACATTTTTAATACTGTCAAGTTTAGTTTCTAGTCTACGTTCTAATAGACCCAAGTCTTCTTTAGCAGCTAATGCTGGTCTATCTGCTTGGGAGGCTGTTTCTTCGTCTACAACTTTCTTTCTATAAGTATCTTCGTCTACTGCGGTTAGACCAGATACCCATCCAGTCATATCCATATCGTCCCATTTACTCATTCTTCTCTCCGTACTTTTCTGTTTGATTCCCCCAACTATCCCATCCTTGTCGTGTATTACGAGCAAATAGTTCTAGATAGGGGCCGTCTAATAATGTCTCTATACCACTGTATATCTCATCAGGCTTTCTACTATGTTCCCTTCTTTTACTTATAACTAATTGTCTCACTGATTTAGATTTTCTTTGTGGTTTGCCTTTAGTAGCAAGTAAACACATCTCTGGATTACTTCTAGTCCAATAACCAAGACCAGTGAAGAAACCAAGTGAAGTCTTATTAGCTTTAGCCCAAGTGAAACCAACAGTCTTATACTTAAATCCCCATGCTTCAATTACCTTAAATGCTTCTTGTAATAATGGATCTACCACCCACATCAATAATGTACAATTCTTGTCTGCTAAGTTAGCAATAGGTAGATTACAAATATCATCAATAGACATACACTGGTAATGCTGATTTGGGTTTTTATCTTCACCCTTCTTCGAGTAGTTTTTGAAGTACCACGGCGGATCTGCATATATCACACTATATTTCTTATCGGGCAACTCAACCAAAGAAATTCTCCAAATTATTTTAAATCTTTTTTAGATAACACATCATTATTATTGTCTATCCAATCGATTGTAGGTAATCCAGAATAGTGATTTTCAAAAATATACCATGCATAAACCATCATTCCAGTATTATATTTACCATCTTCTCTTAATGGATCTCCTAACATAGGATATCTACTGAACACATAAACTTTTTTAAGACCATATTTTTTATCTGAATACACATTATCATACCTTTTCTTTCCATGAAGATAAGAAAGAGGTAATAGCATAGCAAATTTTTGTTTTGCTATAATTTTTGCCTTACATATAAATTCATATGCAATTGAAAATGGTGGATTAGTTATAATATAATCATATTCATTTGTTTCAAATAGAAAATCTTTCTCTATATCATAAGCGGTAACATGATTCCATTTTTTCTGTAATATACGAGTTATGGCATGATTACCACAGGCCGGTTCACATACGGTTTTATCATAATCAAAAGATTCTACTCTTAAAAGATGTTCTGTAATACTGTATGGAGTCTCATAAAAATCTGACTTTTTTCTTTTACCTTTTGCATTATTTGCACTAAAGTTTTTTCCTTTTGTCATATATATTATCCTCTTAAACAATTTAAAGATGTTTTTGCTACGTCATATATTTTATCGAACATTTCATTTGCAGTAAAATAATTCTTTTGAACGTATACAGTAACTTTTTGAGGCAAATCTGCGACGTAGTTTACGTTTTTAGACTCATACCTAGTCATTGCATCAAGACGATCAAGAATAGATGATCCATCCTCAAAATCTTTACCACAAGCAAAAAGAACGTAAGGGAAGTAATTTAATCCCTCACAATACAATTTAAACTCATCTATATTCTTATAAGCACGTTCTATAGCATTACCTTTTCCTTGTTCTTTTCCACTTTTAGCAAGTTTTATTTGTGTTTCAGTTAAGTCTTTTTTTAATGTACCATCTTTGTTGAAGAAAATAGTTCCTTGTTTCTTTGCTTCAGATATGAGAATAGGATACTCTTTATTCATATATTTAACAAATAACACTCCACCATCAGGACTAATAAAAGATCTTTCGACTTCTGGATTATAAGGCATTTTTGGATTAATTTTAGAAGCAATTTCTCTTTTCGTAATTTTTTTCTTCCAAAAAAATATTAATTCTGGATATTCTTCTTGTAAAATTAAACACAATTTTTCTACTGCTTTTTGCATACCAACTTCATGACCTAATGCATCTTTACCAAATATGCCTTTACCACCGCCAATACTAGAGGCTGTTTTTCTTAAACGATCACTATTGCTCATGTTAAAATCTCTTTACACTGTTTTAGTATAGTTATTATAGCAAACA